TTGATAATCTTTCTACTGCTGCTGCTTCAGCACGTACTACACTCCAGACCCTCCTACAGAACGCTGTAGATGCTGTCCAGGCTGATGTAGATAGCAATGAGACTGCTAGTGCTTCTGCTGTTGCTGCAGAGGCTACTGCACGCGGTACAGCTATCACTAACCTACAAACAACTCTACAAGGTTTGATTGACGCAGTACAAGCTGATGTTGACCAAAACGAAACAGATGCTGATACTGCTATTGCTGCAGTACAAGCTGATGTAGATCAGAACGAAACAGACTGTGATGCTGCAGATACTGCTCTTTCTAATCGTCTAGATGTACTAGAAGCCGATCCTACAACTAAAACATACGTTGATACTCAAGTTGCAGGTCTTGTTGACTCTGCTCCTGGCGTGCTTAACACCTTGGATGAACTGGCGGCTGCTCTTGGTGATGACGCAAACTTTGCTACTACCATCACTAACTCTATTGCTGCAGTACAAACAGATGTAGATGCTAACGAGACCGCTTCAGATGCTGCTGAGGCAGCTCTTAGCACTCGTCTAGATACATTGGAAGCTGATCCAACTACAGCTACTGCTGTGGCTGCTGTACAGACAGACGTAGATGCTAACGAAGCAGCTCGTAAGACTTACTTTGATTGGGATTCAAACATCACCAAAGTAATTAACCCTGTCCGTGGTACTGGTATTAACGTCGGTAATAACATTGAAATGATCCCTGCTGCTGCAGGTGGTCGTGTTGAAATTACTGGTGACCTTGTTCTTGATGCTTCTGATTTGACAGATGCTGCTGATGATACTGCTGCTGCTGCAGCGGGTGTAATCGTTGGTCAGATCTATCACAACAGTGGTGCACTTCGTGTGCGTCTGAGCTGATGGCTGAAGTAATAGCACCTGTTGCTATTGCTATTTTGTCTGGTTTAGGAGTTGTTACTCAAAGACTTCATAATAGGATTACATATTTAGATGATCGTATTGACAGAATAGAACTTCGTATAGCATCAGACTATGTTACTAAAGCGGACCTAAATGACATGGTTGAACGAGTAGAACAACATATGGTCCGCATTGAAAACAAACTCGACAAAATTATCATTAAGTAATTATGGCTATTCTTGAATCCGCAATCTTTTGGATTGTTCTTGCAGCGGCTAGTGAGATTATTGCTCTCACTCCTCTCCGCTCTAACTCAGTTATTCAGCTTGTACTTCAAGCTATCAAATCAATCAAGCCTGATGAAAAAAAGGATTGATTCCTGAAGATGGCCGCTGGCTCTTTCAATATGACTCTCGTAGTGATTATGAAAGGGCTCAGCGCCTTATTCAGGCAAAGAAGTTTTACACAACACTTCCACATAAAATCGATCAAGCTATTGAAGAGGTCACAGAACCTACTGAACCTATTGAGTATGTCTTTCAAGAGGAAGGCACCTTTGGTGAAAATGGCTGGTCTATATCCCTTACAGCCCCATGGTTAAAAAAAGAGCAACAGAAGACCAATTCAACGAACTCCACAACTTAGTAACGAAAGAGTTCCTTTCCCGTCTCAAATCCGGTGAAGCCACTACACAAGATTTAAAAGCAGCCTGTGATTGGCTAGCTAAAAATGACATTAGTGGAGTCGCTACTGAAGGGAATCCTTTGGATCGTCTAGCTGGTCTTGTACCAACACTAGACCCAAACCTCGTTCAAGAGAGGCTCTATGGCTCGCGATCATAAAAAAGAATATGCAGCACGTAGGGAATATCTAAAGTCTTACAGACGTAAGAACAAGGATAAAGATGCTTCCCGTGCGCGAGCTAAACGTAAGATGAAATGTTCTGGTGGTAAAGAAGTAGACCACAAGGATAATAATCCAAAGAACAACAACCGTAGCAATCTACGTTGTGTCTCACGTAAAAAGAACCGACAAAAAGGTGCTCGCAAAACTAACTCTAAACGATGACCCCTCTACTTCCACATCCTGACCACTACTTATACAACTTAATAACCATGTCCTCTTCAGAAGCCAAGCGCCTGTGGAGGCGCAGTGTTAAAGAACATTTCGACTGTACATGTGTTTATTGCGGAGAATCTTATGAACTACAAAACCTCACTCTCGATCATGTCCGACCTCGTAGTTTGGGTGGACAAGACCTTACAACAAACGTTGTGGCGTGCTGTAAAAAGTGTAACCAGGAAAAAGGAAGTACAAATTGGCTCAAGTGGATGAGACAAACATTTGGCCGTAACCCACTTCGGGAACAATTAATCACCTCTCATATTTCATAATGGCTGACAACCGAGACCCTAGAAAGAAATCACGTACACGTAGGCAACTTCGCACTTCATCCTCAGGAAGATCTGCACGTTCTAAAGCATCTGCTAAAGATACTCCACGTCCTACGTCATCCACAGATAGAGCTAGACAACAAGGTAAAGGTAGCTCTAAAGTAACCACTGGTAAAGGTGGTGTAAAAGAAAACAATGTCCGTCCTGTTAAAGGCACAAGTGTTCGCAGTGCTCAAAGTAAAAGAGGAGATGTGATTCGTGCATTTTCAAAAAACAACGAACAGGCAGGGAAAATTCGTAAAGATTTAACTAAAATTGAAAACAGGCAATCATCTAACCCTGGCCCTAATATAGAACGTGAAGCACGAAGAGGTGACCCTAAAAACAAAATTGTAAAGGGTCCTAAGAAGCCAATTCAAAAACCTGTTAGCCCTAATCGTGGAGCACAAGGTCCACGTACTCCTCCCGTTCAGGGACCAAGCCGTAGGGTAAGTGGTATTATTGGTACACGGCAAGGCTCTACTTCTACACCAAGAAAAACTCCTCCAACACCTGGCACTAAATTAGGTAAACCTAAGACTACTGTTAAACCTACTACTAAAGGTAATAAAGGTGGTAGCAGTGCTTTGAAGACAACACTTGCTGCCGGTATGGTTACTGCATTAGCAACAGGTTCTCTTCGTAACCCTGTAACTGCGGCAAAGCAAAGAGAAAGCAAAGAAAACCGTAAGAAGATTACAAAGAAAAGTACTGACAAGTACAACACCCAAGATGCTGACGGAACTGTTCGCAGCCGACTTAAAGTTGGTCCTAAGAAAGTTGGACCTGGAAAAGTCGGTACTGTCGCCCAAGCTTTTGATAAAGCATACGCCGCTGCTAAAAAAGATAAAAAGAAAGAATTTACTTTCAAAGGTAAAAAGTATTCCACTAAATAACACATAACGCTCTGAGAGGTGGCTAGCTGCCTCTCTAACCCGTTTATATCCACCTATCAGTATGTTTCCCTATGAATGATACTTTAAGCCTGCTACAGGCCGATTTTAAGCTGTTCCTCCAAGCCTTATGGAGTCAGCTTGAGCTTCCCTCCCCAACTCGTGCACAATACGCTATCGCTGACTACTTACAACACGGTCCTAAACGATTACAGATTCAAGCCTTCCGTGGTGTAGGTAAATCTTGGATTACAGGAGCATTCGTACTCTGGACCTTGTTTAACGACCAAGAAAAGAAGATTATGATTATCTCCGCTTCTAAAGAGCGTGCAGACAACATGTCTATCTTCTTACAGAAGCTAATCATTGAAACACCTTGGTTAAGCCACATGAGACCTCAAGATGATGGCTCACGTTGGTCTCGTATCAGCTTTGACATCAAATGTCCTCCTCACCAAGCTCCTTCTGTTAAGTCAGTTGGTATTACCGGTCAGCTAACGGGTTCCCGTGCAGACCTGATGATTCTTGATGACATTGAGGTGCCTGGTAACTCAATGACTGAACTTATGAGAGAGAAACTGCTTCAACTCTGTACTGAGGCTGAATCTATTCTTACTCCTAAGAAAGATAGCCGTATTATGTACCTTGGTACTCCTCAAACTACATTTACTGTCTATCGTAAGCTTGCTGAGCGCTCCTACAAGCCCTTTGTTTGGCCCTCTAGGTACCCTCGCAAGATTTCACAGTATGAAGGGCTATTAGCACCTCAACTGGTAGCAGATATAGATAACGGAGCAGATGAATGGGATGTAACTGACCCTGACCGCTTCTCTGATGATGACCTGATTGAACGTGAAGCGTCAATGGGTCGTAGCAACTTTATGTTGCAGTTCATGTTAGATACCTCCCTTAGTGATGCTGAAAAATTCCCTCTTAAATGCGCTGACCTTATCGTCACTTCTGTTAACCCATCTTCTGCACCCGATGCCGTTGTTTGGTGCTCAGACCCAGCTAACGTTATTAAAGACCTCCCCATTGTTGGATTACCTGGAGATTATTTCTACTCTCCAATGTCTCTCCAAGGCGAATGGAACCCTTACACCGAGACAATCTGCAGCATTGACCCATCGGGTCGTGGCTCAGATGAAACAGCAGCAGCTTTTATCTCCCAACGCAACGGTTTCCTGTACTTGCACGAAATGCGTGCTTACAGAGACGGGTATTCCGACAAGACATTACTTGATATTCTGAAAGGTTGTAAGAAATACGGAGTTACTAAACTACTCATTGAAACTAACTTCGGTGATGGTATGGTCGCTGAACTATTCCGTAAACACCTACAACAAGTTAAACTCCCGGTTGATATTGAAGAGGTACGTGCTAACGTTCGTAAAGAAGACCGTATTATTGATTCCTTAGAACCCGTCCTTAACCAACACAGACTAATCATTGACCGTAAAGTCATTGAATGGGACTTTAAATCTAACCCTGATGCTCCCCCTGAAGAACGTCTTCTCTATATGCTCTTCTATCAAATGTCTAGGATGTGTAGAGAAAAGGGTGCAGTTAAACACGACGACAGATTAGATTGTCTCTCCCAAGGTGTTAAATACTTCACTGAATCCTTAGCTATCTCGGCTTACGAAACCGTTAAACTCCGTAAACAGGAAGACTGGATAGATATGAATGAAGCTTGGCTCGATGACCCACAACAAGCTGCTAGTCATATGGTCTTCGGTATGGACCTTAACCAAAGACAAAAAGCAAGACAACAAAAGACAAAAAAAAGTACCCCAACCTGGGTATAAATACCCATTTTCAGGGCTTATTGAGAATACCAGTCCCTGACTGGGATATTTTAATCCGCCACGTAAGCGGAGCAGTAAGGGTGGATTTCCTGTTCCGCAAAAAGGGGGAAAGACATTGTCTTAATGACAATATCCTCCCCCTTACTAGATGAATCCCGTGATTACTGATAGAACCGCAAAGACAAACTCTCCCAATCCCACAACTCCTTATTCTATATAAGGAAGTGTGAGTGAGAAGATAGTAAGTTAACTAGCACTCTTCCACCCAACTACTAAACCCACCTGTAACACTGTTATCCAGTGTTATCATATATATCCTATTATGAAACCGTTAGAGTTTGAAGGTAACGAACAAGACTGTTCCTTTACCTATTTCCGAGTAAGAGAAGGTCCTAATTACTTCGTATCTCACTACAAAGGCTCCACTCGTGGACATAACGACCCTAAAGATTGCTGGAGAGTATTAGGTGTAGCTAAATTTACAGATAGCGGTAAGAAACTTAAAGAGTGGTGTTTGGAAATGGATGATACATATGGTTCTGTCATTAGTACAGAAACTAGAAAAGACACCTCCTTTGCTTCTGAAGCTATGGCTGAGCCTACTGAACAAACTAGAATGGTGACTTAAATGAAGTTAGATCCTGTTAAAGTTGTTAAATGTACTGGTTGTGGGGCAGATGTAAGGGTAAATGCTAATTATCCTGTTACTTCTGTCTCTAAATGTAAGGCTTGTGGTCTTTATGACCTTAAAAAAATAACATAAATTTCCAAACCCTTATATAACGCGTGGGGCAGGACGCAGATACCCCGTATGCCCCCTCTAATTTGTGCTGATTAGACCGCGTATCTAGTCAATAGTGCTTGCTACTAGGGCAGCACCAGCACGATATAGCAACGGTATGGTGTAGTAGTACGCTTGTATTATTTTGTATTT